GATCGTCGGCGCGGATCAGCCGGTGGCTCAATGCGCCGCCAATATCCATATCGAGCGGGTCGAACCCGTCGTCCATCTCGATGGCCGATGGCAACATGCCCGGCGCGGCGCGATATACGAAATGCGTAACATGAATATCGCGATCATGCGCGGCAAAGCCAAAGGTTACCCCGTCACGGCGCTCGATCCGCCACAGCATCGCGATGGTTTCAACCGGCTGATCGAACCAGCGCGTCCTCATGTCGCCTCGCGGATTTCGACAAGCGGCACCGACACCGCTTCCCCGGCAGCAAAGGTCGCCGCACTGACGGTCAGCTCGTCCGAGGCGAAACGCACCGGTACATCGAACGCGAAGCCTGCGCTTACGTCTGCGCCTGTGCCCGGAGGGTCGGCAAAACGGATAATGCCTTGTGTTTGCAGGGTCCAGCCGGTCGCCGCCACACCGTTGACCGACACCATGACCGTGCCTGCTACCGGGCGGGTGATCCGGCGCTGCTGTGAATCGGGCAGTTCGCCATAATGCTTGATCAGCGCAAAATCAGAGCGCACCCCATCGCCCATCCCGAGCAACTGATCGGTATGATGCGGCGCGCCGCCATCGCTGGCTGAACTGTCATCAAGCGGATCGCGCAGACGAAATCCGCGCGCCGGGCCGCGCCGCGCGCGAAAGAACCCTACCAACAGCGCGCAGTCCGCCTCCGACCGCACCCCCGGCCCGACATCGAAGCTCAGGCTGGCATCGGCCCACAGGCTGTTGCGGGTCTCATGTCCAGTGACCGAGCGGAAGATCTGCGTCGAAAACCGGCTGCTGCTGTCTGCCTCGCGTCCGATCGGGATCGGGAAACTCACGTCATCAAACGCTTGCATGTCGGCATCTCCTTGCGCTTGCAGATCAAAATAGACGAAGCCGTCGCGGGTCACCTGCGGCAGCGCCCAGACCAGAGTTTCGGCAACCCCGCGCGCCTTGGCGAGATCAGCAGCATGGGCGATCGACGCCCACACCTGCGGCTGTTCGGGCAGCAGAACGAAGCCTGCCATGTAATGCTGCTGCGCCAGCGGATAGCCCAGCCGCTGCTGCATCAGCGCCAGCCCGGCCTGTTGCGCGGCAAATCGCCCCTCGATCACCCAGTCGTAATCTTCCAGCTGCAGCACATCGAACGCAGGCCAGGCCCAGCCCATCGGAACATTGGCGCGGCGCGCATCGGGGGCCAGCGCATCGAGCACGGTGGGTAGATAGACGAGCAGCAAGGATTCGACCGGCACCGGCGCCAGAGCATCGCGCACCGCATCGACCAGTGCTGCCGTCGATGCGGCCAGCATCGCCCCGGCCTGATCAAGCATCGCCTGCTGCGCGGAATTCATCAGCGCGCGGATCGTGGGTATCGAGACGCTTGCCGCACCGAAGGCGGCATCGGCGGCATCGTCGTACAGGCAGATGCGGCCATCGGGCATGATCCACCACCACGGCTCGCCCACCTGAAAGCGCACTGGCAGGTCTTCCTCCGCGAGGATTTGCGCGAATGCGATGCCCACCGCCTGCAGATAGGCCATCGCTGCGCTGTTGGCGGGGCTGAGCAAAGTCGAGGGCGGGACCCAGCCGGTCAGCGCCGGATCGCCATTTTGCGCGCGCTGTTTCCACGCCGCCGGGCAGTGCGCATCGAACAGTTCATAAGAGAGCGAGACGATCGGGCTTAGCCCCCAAAGCTTGGCGTGTTGTGCCAGGCTGCGGTGCCACACAGCGCACGGCGCGTTGATCGACCCGCCATCCAGAGTCACCAGAAGCGCATCGCCTGTGCGCTCCAGCGCAAAATAGTGACTCATCCCGGTGTAATGGTTGATCGATCCGCGATAGCCCAGACCGATGATATTGCGCACCACCCGCGCCGGGGTGAGATTGAAGCTGTCGTCGTACGCGGTTGCCATCGCCAGCCCATGCGGCGGAACCAGCACATCGCCGATCTCCAGCATGGCGCGCTCGCCATCGCAGCGGATATCGGTCACCTCCACCCATCCGGTTACCGGAGTAGCGAGCGGACCCGAGGTGCCATCATAGCCGGGCGGGACCAGCGAAATGAACATCCGGTCGATATCCGCAGGGTGCACCGGATCAGCCTCGCCGGGCAGAAGAAAGCCACCCGACAGCGCCGAGAACGGCAGGCTGACCAGCGCATCCTCGGGCGTGCCAACCGCATAGTTCCACAGCCGTACGTACCAGCTGCGCGGCACTCCACCTGCATCGCGCCCCTCAACCGTGAGCGTCGGGCCGTGCACTGCATCAAGCGGCTTCACCCCGGACGAACGCCAGCGGAAGCTTAAGGTGGTGCGCGCATAATCGCGGTCGCCGGCATAGGCGAGCAACCGATGATCGAACCGGTCCTCGCTTTCCCAGATCAGCCCCGCCAGCGCCTCGCGATCATAAAACAGCGCATCGACGCGCAGCGCATCGGGCGCAGTGCTGATCACCGATGCCATCATCGGGCGCGGAAAATTGACCGTCCAGAAGCGCGGATCGAACCGCTGGATATGGTCGCTTAGCTGGTCGCCGCGCGCCTCGCACAGCCAAAAGGGCATAAGCTTACTCCTCGATCAGCGCGCGGCGCACGGCGCGTGCGACCTGGCGGCTGGAGGCCTGCAACGCCGCCGGTGCCGCCTGCCCACTTGCGTTGATGCTGATCGCAATGCGCACGTCGCGACCGCCGCCGGTGCGCCCGCCAGTCTCGATCCGGCCAAATCCGCCGGGCACGAACAGCTCCGGCCCACGCTCACCGACCAGATATGGCCGGTTGGCGGATACAGGCCCACCCGTCGCACGGCCCGGCAGGCCAAGCAGCCCGCCCAGCAGCCCCGCAACCAGTGAGGAACCGCCTCCGCCGCCACCCAGCCCGATCGAGGCCAACCCGTTTGAGATCGCGGCGGCGGCAATCTCCTCCATCACCGCCAGCGCATTCCGTTTCAGATCCTCAAAGCCCAGCGACCCGCGCCGCAGTGCCGCCAGCAATCCGGTTTCCAGCACCCGCCCTGCCCGGCCCAGTCCGTCGATCAACGGGCCGTCGATCTGGCCGCGCATCGTGGCGACATCGCGGGCAAAACCTTGCGTATCGGCGCGCACGCTGACCAGCAGCTGCTCGATTTCTTCATCCATTGGGGGACTCCATCAGGTCGGGGAACATATCGCAAAGCGCAGTCAGCGCGGTTTCATCGAGCGGGGCGGTGGACGCAGACGCATAGCCGCCCAGCGCCGCCACCAGTTCGTCGGGGGTGGCGCGCCAGAACTCGTCGGGCCGCCAACCCAGCGCAAGCGCGCTCACCCCGGCGAGCGTGCGTGCGGCATCGGCAAAGCACCCGGCGCTCATCGGCCCTGCAATATCTGCCGCAACAGCGTCTTCAGCACCGGGGTCACCGCGACCAGCCCGGCCTGCACCAGCCTTTCGGCAAACGCATCGCGGGACATCGCGCCCTCGGGATCAACGCGGCAGTGCCAGAATAACGCGGCCAGCTCGCCCAGACCCAGCTTCCCGCCAGCGGCGCGTTCGACCAGATCGAACAGCGGCCCCAGCTCCTGCTCGGCGGCCACCAGCGCGGTAAAGCTGGGGCGCAGCACGCAGGTCTGCCCGCCAAGTTCCAGCGATGCCTCGCCGCGGACCGGGTTGGCCAAGTCAGCGCCGCTCACAGGCTGACCACCGCGCCGGAACTTTCCAGCGCCAGCGTGTAATTGCGTTCGCCGTTGAAATCGCCCGCATATTCGAGCCGCGCGACCAGAAACCGCCCGCGCATCCGCGCGCCGCTTTCAAAGCTCAGTTCATAATTATCGAGCGTGCCTGACATCGCATTGGCGCGGATCGCGTCTTCCGCGTCCGAACCCAGGAACAGCCCGGCGGCCGATACCGAGACCGACCTGACGCCTGCGCCCGAAAGCAGCTCGCGCCAGCCACCGCTGCCCTTGTGGGTAATCACCACCGGCTCGCCGTTGATCGCCATTTGCGTGGTGCGCAGGCCCGCCACGGTGCGATATGCAGGCGGGCTTGCGCCATCGCCGATCTTGAGCAGGAACGCGCTGCCTTTTTCCGCTGTCATTGCCAGTTTTCCTTTCGTCAGGATTTCAGAATGCGGGCCCGATAATCGAGCGTGATGGTCCACAGCGCGCCGATGCGAAGCGTGCGGCTGCGGACCGGGGTAAGGCTGACAAGCTGGTAGCTGCTCGCCTCGCGCGGTATCGTGGCGAGCCGCTATTCCAGCGTGGCGGCGATGGCCGCGACCGGGTGTGCATCATCGGACCCATCGCGCACCATGAACGCCAGCCGAAGCTCGCGTCCCGCCCGGTCCTTGGTGCTCCAGTCGGTCGCCAGCACATCGTCGAGCACCACATAGGGAGCGGCGATCTGTGCCGGCTGCCGGTGGAACACGCCGTTAACCTGCGCAATTAAAGCCGTATCGCCCGCCAGCCAGTCGGTGACGGCGATGGCAAAAGTCTGCTCAAGGCTCATCGCAGCAACCTCCCCAGCCAGCGCAGCGCAGCATCGGTGATCCAGCGCTGCGCCAGGCCCCGTCCGCGCAGGCGCACCGTGCTGCGCTCGGTTTGCGCGGTCACACCCGGGATGGTTTCATTGATCCGCTGCGCCAGTTGCTCGCTTGCGATTTCCGCGCGGCGCTCACCGATGCTGCGCGCGCGGCGCAGCAGCACAGTGCCGAAAGTCCGACGGGTCACAGCCGCACCACGCGCCAGGGCCGCCACAAGGCGCTGACCGCAGCAGGAGCCGCACCCAGATCAGCACCATCGCGCGCCAGATGGACATGCGCTGCCAGCCGGATGATTCCCTGTCGCAGCGGCTCGGGCAAGGCACCCCAGTGCGCCGCCATCCCGGCGGTAAACATAATCTCGATACGGCTGGCAGAGCCCGGCCGCAGCACCCGCACCCGGCCCGCGCCGC